AAAAATGATTTACAAGGAGGTGACTTGTATTTAAGTACAGTCACTTCCGCTGAAAATCACATAGGGGGGGGCAAGCTATCCAAATCTAATATTTGGTGTGCAACCCTATGTTCAAATGAAGGAGGTGAAGGATATTTAAAATCCTTCGCTTCTAAAGCAAATCAATTGAGGGGGGGGGGAGCTACGCTCAACTAATGAGCAGAGCTTCACTTCACACTATATTTATGAAGGAGGTGGCAGACTAATCTGTCATCTTCGTAGTTTAATGTTTAAACCTTCTGTTATAGGAGGTGTTTTTTAATGAAAATAAATTTAGATTTTATTTATCCAATAGGTTCACTTTACCTAACAACAAACACAATTAATCCAAGTGTTCTATTTGGTGGAACTTGGGAAAGAATAAGTAATGACGCATATCTAAAAATTGCAACTGGAACTAATGCTGGTAATCTTGGTGGTACGTCTTCTCAACATAAAATACCATTGACAAGTATACCTAGTCATACCCACGGTTTATTTACCGATACAGAACCTGGAACTGCGGTTTCTGGTTGGGGTGTTTCAACAAATATTAGAGGTGGTCAAACTTTGTGGGCTAATTCTCAAAGAATGAGTTATTCTGGTGGTGGACAAGCATACTATCCTTATTATTATGATGTATTTGTTTGGAAAAGAACAGCATAATTAAACATTAAACTTTTGGCAGAAAAGTCATTTATTATGCAAATAAATAAAGACTTAATTATTGAAGGTACTGGAAAATCTTTATACGATTTAACTACTACAACTAAACAAGGTACAACAGTATCTAAAAATAATACTTCTGATATAGCAATATCAGGAAGTAAAGTTATTCATTCTACAACTTTAACAATTAATAGTGGAAAAGCATTAATGATTGGCTCTTTATATTTAAAACACGATGGTGGTACTCCACAAGTACAATTTCTTGTTGATGGAAGTAACTATGGTGGTTTTTTTGCTAGTCAGCAAAATGAGGTTTATTCTTTTAGTTTGGTTGTAAGTGTATCAAAAGGAAAACATACATTTTCACTAAATGTCAATCAGGGTAATGCTTCTAATGTTAAAGTTGGTGGATATACTGCCAGTGAACTTACTGTTGTAGAAATTTAAAATAATATAGTGTGAACCCAGCTCTATAGCGAGTTTATGATAATAAATAAAGACTTAATTATTGGTGATACAAATTATACTTTAGAAACTTTATGTAATAAAATAAACAACTTAGAAAAACATATTACTCCTGTTGTATTATGGAGTGGTAATGCCACAACAAATAATTTAACTTTATCTGCAAATCCATTAAATTTTGCTAGAATAAAAGTTTATACAGTTGCAAATGGAATTCATAGTTGCACTGAGATTAATGGTATTGTAGAAAATCGTAAATATCCGTTAATGACCGAATCGGAAGCTGGAATTAATGACTATCTTTCATTAACAATTGGGGATATTTATTTCACTTCTACTTCATTAATGTGGTTTAAAAACTTATACGCTTCCAATTATGTTAATAAAAATATGATAGTATCAAATGCTGATTGGTATAAAGTAAAAATTTCTAAAGTTGAAGGATATTACATTTAGTATTACAAAAATGCTTATTATTATGGCGTATACGTTTGGAAACGTATTGCTTAACTCAATTGATATGAAGATTTTAAATATCAAATATTATGATAATAAATGAAGATTTAAAATTACCAAGTTTAGATAAAAGTTTATTAAACGCTATTGCTGACGCAACAGAAATAGATTCATATCAAAAATATAGTAATTATGGAGTAATTAAGTTAAGAAATGGCATAGCTATTCAATATGGTGCCGTAGGAACTAGAAGTTATAATATGAATAAATCCTACAGAAACGCTTATGAATATTATGCCGACCCAACTAGCGGCGATTTTGTTGCTGGTTTTATTTCTGCTCCATTTGTACTTTTAACTCCTGTTGCTAGTTCTGAATTACCTAGGATAACGGTTCAGAGTGTAACAAAAGATAAAGTAAGTTGGTTCGTTTCTTCTAGTTTTAGTGGAACCATAACATTTGATATACATTATTGGGCAATTGGTTATTGGAAATAATTTAATTCATTTGAACATATTGCACAAAGCGAAATTTATGATAATAAATACAGACTTAGTGTACCCTATTGGGTCAATATATTTTAGCGTTAATAATATAAATCCAAGCAAGTATTTTGGTGGGACTTGGGAGCAAATTACATCAGACGCATATTTAAAGATAGTAACACAAAATGCTGGTTCTTTAGGTGGAACCAGTGTAGACCACAAGATACCTATTGAAAGTATGCCTAGTCACGACCACGGTGTGTACGGAGCATTAACTGGAGAAAATAAACCTATTTCCAATACTGGTAATGATTGGGGAGTTAATACAACACACGGATGGACTACAAATGCCATTTCAAAGACTGGCGGTGGACAGGCTTACTATCCTTATTACTATGGCGTTTATGTTTGGAAAAGAACTGCTTAATATATTGAAATGTGATTGAAAACTTAAATACTAATATTTATGATAATAAATACAGATTTTTTACCTATTAATAATTCAAAGAAAACTGCAGCTGATGAATTCTATAGTTGCAACTATATAAATACTCAATTAGCAAATATGCAGCCAGCTTTTGTTAATGGATTATCTGTTACGCCTGGTTATGATTGTTATGCAGAGGTATTTATAATATTTGATGGATGGACTTATGATGGTAATGCAAATACTATTAGCATCTATGCAGGGGGAAGTCCTACTGTTATAGCATCCCCAACGGCAACAATGTCTGGACATAATACGGTTAGAGACGTAGGTTTTATAAGTGGTGTTTTTAGATTACAAGCAAATAAAGCTTATTCTTTCAGTGTTAGTGGTCTTAATGGTAGCGGAACTTCAGGAAGAGGCTATATTAAGTTAACTAGAATAATTTAATTCTTTGAATATTATAAACAAGAGAGTCGACTTGCTTTTATAGCATAGAGACTTATGATAATAAATAGTGATTTTATAAAAAATATTAATAAAAATACAATTATAAATAGTGCTAATAAAACAATAGAAGATTGTATACCTGTTTTTACAACTTCAACAGATGCCAATGGATGGCTCAAAGTAGAACAAAAAAATTATACAATGTGGTTTAAAAAAGGTACTCATACTGTTCAAATGACAGGAAATTCTTGGGGTGCTTATCGTGCAAGTGTTTTACCAGTAGGGCTATCTGTTGATAGCAAAACTTTTGGAGCAGGATACTCTTCTTGTGGAGATGGTGCTATGAAATCTTCTATAGGAATGACTTCAGGAGAAATTAGACTTAATAGATATTGGGGATATGGTTCCACAGTTTCTTTAGGCGTCGAATGGGGTTTTTGTATTTTTAAATTTAAATAAAATTTAGAATAAAAGGAGGAAACTATGAACGAATTTTTAACTTGGGAAGTCTTATTAACTTTCACTGGTTTAGTAACTACAACTTATATGGTTACTGAATTTACAAAAGAAATACCATTTATTAAAAAAATGCCAACTAAATATTGGAGTTATATTATAGCTTTAGTATTATTATTTGCTGTTAATTTAGTCACTGGAAGTTTTAAATATGAAGATATAGTTTTATATTTATTAAATGCAATTCCAGTTAGTTTATCAGCTAATGGTTTAAATAATTTTAATAATGGTAAGAAAAAGGAAGAAGCAGGGGTGCAAATTGAAGAAGGAATCGGAGACGATTCTGAAATTATCGAAGAAGACGTGTAAGAGCGTCTTCTCTTAATATAGAAAAGAAGGAGGATGAAAAAATGGAAGAAAATATGAACATTGAAATGAATGAAGAATTATTACAAGATTTCAGAAATACGGAAAATGTTGAAGACGGAATACAAACAACTTTCAATGAAGATTCTCTTGAAGAAATGAATGACGAGTCTGTTGTTATTGAAAATGAGAATGAAGAAGAAGTTGAAGGTATTGGTGCTGTCGGATTTTCAATGAGAACAACTAAACCTAGTGGAAACTTAAATTTTATGACAACTAGCACAGGAGGTTGGTCTACTTGTATTAAGGGTTCTCCTAATGACCCTAATGCAACTGTGCTTAGTAATTGCGTAGGCTATGCAAGTTCGAGATTTAATGAGGTCATAAATTTAGCGAGAGGAACATCTGGTTGTACTTATAAGACATTAAACTGTAACGCAGAAAACTTCCCAGAAAGAGCTGCGGCAGCAGGATTACAAATGGGTTCTACTCCTAGACGTGGAGCTATAATTTGTTGGCAAAAGGGTTCTTTATCTAGTTCTGATGGTGCTGGACACGTTGAATTTGTTGAAAGAGTAGACTCTAATAATCAAATTTATGATTCTGCATCTAATTATGGTGGAACGGCTTTTTACAATGTAACTAGAAATAATTCAAATGGTAGATGGGGATTAAATTCTCCATACGCTTTTAGATGTTTTATTTATTTACCAGCTGATGTTCAAGCTTGGGTAGATGGTTCATCACCAGCTCCATCACCAACTCCAAGTGATAAATATAATATTGGTGATAAAGTAGTTATCAACGGGGCTTTATATGTTAATTCAAATGCTGCTACTCCAGCAGGTTCAGTAAGTAATAAAGTAACAAACATTACAAGAAAGAACCCTGGAAGTGCACATCCATATAATACAACTGGTGATTTAGGTTGGATGGACGAAAGTTCTATTAGACCTTATGAAGAACCAAAACCTACTCCAACACCAACACCTGTATCTGAAAGAAAAGGTTTAGATATTTCTAGTTGGCAACAAGGAATCAGTTTTGATGCTATTAAAAATAGTGAATATAATCAATTTGTTATTTTACGTGGAGGATTCACTGGCTGGGGAACAGGAGTTTCTTATAATAAAGATAGCTGTTTTGAAGGATTTTATGCAGATGCTAAAGCCAGAGGAATTCCAGTAGGAGCATATTGGTATAGTTGTGCTAATACTTATGATAAAGGTGTTGCTGAAGCAAATTATTTCTATGAAAATTGCTTAAAAGGAAAACAATTTGAATATCCTGTTTATATGGATGTTGAAGATTCTCATTGGCAAGTTGGAAATAAAGATGGCGTTACAGCAGCAATTAAAGGTTTCTGTGAAACATTAGAAAACAAGAAATATTATGTAGGTATTTATGCTTCTGATATTTCTGGATTCCAAGAAAAGATGCACTTAGACCAACTAGGAGCTTATGATAAATGGGTTGCTAGATATGGTTCTAAACCACAATATGTTCAATCATATAGTATGTGGCAAACTGCATCTAACGGTAGAATAAATGGATATGGAGAAAACCTTGATACAGATATAGCATATAAAGATTATGAAACTATTATTAAAAATGCTAAGTTAAATGGATTTGACGGAGAACAACCAACTCCACCTACACCTCCAACACCACCTGCACCTACACCAAGTTATAAATACAATATAGGTGATAGAGTTGTTATTAATGGAGATTTATATGTAAGTTCTGATGCTTCAAGACCAACAGGACACGTTTCAAATAGAACTACAACAATAACAAGACGTGTTAATGGAGCATTACATCCATATAATACAGAAGGAGACCTTGGATGGATGAATGAATCTGATATTCAACCAGCAGGTTCACCTACACCAACTCCCACAGGGTTGTCTGTTGGAGACACTGTTAAAATTGTGGGTTATGGTAAAGCGAGTGCTGATGGCAGTGGTGCGACAGCTGGAGGAATTGGTTGGACACGACAAATTTTAAAGATTTATAATGGTCAACCTTGTCCTTATATGGTTGGAAATAATTCTGGTGTTACTGGTTTCTATCCTGCAAGTTCTTTACAAAAACTATAAAATATAGGTAAATTAAAGAGGAAATGGCAAATTTTCTTGTCATAGTCCTCTTTTTTTACCCGCCTAAATTATACCTTAAAATGAGATACTTTTCTCTTGACAAGTGTCTGATTTTATGATATAATCGCATTAATAATAGTAGAGGGGTAAAAGAAAGAGAGGAACACAAAATATGAAAGAAGAACATATTATTGAGGTAAAAATTTTACCTAAAGAAGAATTTAATGAAGATAATTTAAGTTGGTCTAAAGGAGTTCCTATAGATGAGTTTATTTTACATCCACACGAAATTGAATTTGAATGGGAGGAAGAAGGATTAACACTTCCTTATAATGATTTTATATTCTTTGGTAATGAATATTATTATGGAATATTTTTAGATGGTAAAGAAATTTAATTATAATTTGACATAGAGAGTTCCTTTATTACATTTAACTCGTGCCGAGTTTTTAGGCATTCTACTGTCCTGCCGGAGACGCTGATGCAGTCCGGTTCACTCTCCGTCAAATTTAAGATAATTAATAGGCATAAGAACTTCCTAAATTTAACAAATGAAAGATAAATAAAAGGAGGGTTGTTTAGCAACCGTTTAGTTCTCGCCTTTTTAATTTTAAAATATAGGGGTGTTAATTTGAAAAAGTTTGTTTTATATTTATTAAGATGGCAACTTAGTACGCCAATTTTAGCATTAGTATTATATTTGTTGCATACTAATGAAATTACCGAAACAATTATAGCTAATTTAATAGGAGGAACAATATTTTTTTGGGTTGATAAAAAAATATTTAAGTAAACAAGGAGATTTTATGAGAAAATGGGTTAAAGATATTAAAAAAAATAATCGTGTATTTAGATTGACTTTTTATGAAGATTTTTCTATTCAAGGTTTATGGAATTGTATAGGAGAAGAAATATATCGTGAAAAGAAAAATATATTTGATTTTTCTTGGAAAAATGAAATATTTAGATTTTGTACTTGTAATAAAAATGTTATAAAAGAAGCTTTGCATCAAATTGATAGTATATTAAAGGACGAAAAAGATAGAGGTTATACTATTAAAGCTCTTGATGATTTTGTAAAAGAGGTGGTTTAAAATGAAAATATTTACAAAAAAACATATTAATTTTGATTATAACGCTATAGAGATGCCCTCTAGGCACGTTTTAAAGACCGTAGAGCGACTTTATCATAAAGGATATGCAAATCCTAATGCTAACTATTTAGACGGCAGAATAGCCGCAGAAATGATTGAAAAAGCACGTGATAAAGTGGCTAAAGCACTTCATTGCAAATCTAATGAAATATTTTTTACAAGTGGAGCGTCTGAAAGTTTTGCTTGGGTATCTAAGAATTTTAAATTATCTGTAAATAAAAGGTCTCACCCTAATCTTATCTCTGATGAAAATAAAAAGTTTAGAAAAATACCTATTATTGCATTTCCATTAATTGTAAGTGAAACAGGAGAAAATTTAAAAAATGTTTATAATTTAAATATGGAGGGTGCTAATTATTTTGTCGATTTAACACAGGCTATAGGAAAAACAAAGATAAATTTATCTAAATACCCAAATATTAAATTTGCTTGTGCTAGTGGACAAAAAATTGGTGGCATATCTGGTTGTGGTATTCTTTATATTAGAGAAGATTATCAAAAAGATTTTAAACCTTTAATATATGGAGCTCAAGAAAAAGGAATGCGTGGAGGAACTTATAATGTTCCTGCAATTGTAGCCTTTGGAGAGGCGATAGAAGAGACAACTAAAAATATGTCTAAATATATTAGTCATAAAGGTAATATTATTAATTATATTGTAAAGTATTTAAAGAAATTTCAGGTTGAATATCAAATACATACAAATGTAATAAATATTACTTTTAAAAATATAAGTGCTGCTACAGCAGTTGAATTATTTAATAAGTTTGGTTTCAACGTTAGTGCTGGTTCGGCTTGTCATTCAGGAGATGAAAAACCATCTCAAGCCTACCTTGAAAGTGG